CTGATACATCTGATCGAGACCTTGTTGTTCTTGACCTTGCTGCAATTGACCAGCTCGCATCTGTGCGTCGGTAATAGCTGTATCTTGACCAAACTCAGTCTGACCAAGTTGCCCCAAAGTGCCAGCTGCGTTTGTTGCTGCGCCCGTGCCTTGAAGTCCGTATTGACCTGCGCCCGTAGCGGCTTGAACTCCAGACAAACCTTGACCTGTCCCTTGCATGCCAGCTTGCTGACCTTGGATGCCTGTGTTTGCACCTTGAAGACCTAGCTGACCGCCCGCGATTTGTTGACCAACACCTTGCAACCCAACACCAGCACCTTGCATTCCAGCCTGTGCGCCTTGAATGCCTTGACCTGTACCCTGCATACCAGTCTGAAGACCTCCGTAACCAGCCTGTAGACCTTGAATCCCTACGTTAGACGCAAACTGTTGAGCTTGCTGTGCTTTTTCATACGCAGACTGTGAGCCTTGTGCTTGAATATTAGCCAGACGATCCTGCAAACCACGCTGATTTTCAGCCTCTACGATTGCTGAGCGCGAACCACCAAACGCTCCGGACTTAACAGCCTGTGCTTGTGTGCCTTGACGGGAAATGTCCGCCTGACGAACTGCGTCTTTCTGTTGCTGTTGCACAACGTTCTGCATGTAGGGCGACATGTACTGCCCCATTGCATCTGCTGAAGTAGCCTGCTGACGATAAGCATCACCCGCACCAAAGCCTTGCTCTGCTGCACTAACCCCGCGCTGTCCAATACCGGCACCTTGAGCGCCATAATCCATACCCATACCGCCGTACTGGGCGCCTTGACTGCCGTACATTGACGCCTGACGTTGCGCTTGCTGAGCCGCGTTTTGGGCTTGTTGAGCGCCTTCTGCCCCGAACTGCGAAGCTGCAGCACCGTAGCCAGCACCTGCCTGACCATAACCAAGAGCTGTATTTTGCAACTGTTGCGCGTTTTGTTGTGCGCCAAGACCCTGTTGACCCGCGCTATAGGCAAGGTTAGAAGCGTCAGTCAGTTGCCCAGAAGTCTGCATTCCAGCCACATTCTGCATGGCTTGAGCTTGCATCGGAGTAAACGCAGCATTTCGTTGACCACCATACGCTTGGTACGGCTCATCCATAACTGCTTCAGCTTTGCCCAACATCTTTTCAGCATAGGGGCGGGCATACTCAGGGATGGTTGTTGTGGTGACATTTTGATTAGTAGGCGCACTTGGCCCACCACCACCTTGAGGCTTAATTTGACCACGCGCATCGCGCTGAAACGCCCTTTGGGGCAACATGCCATCTAAGTCATAGATCATAAGATTACCTCAACAATTCTGTATTTATCTTTAAAACCAAAACGGTCTAGCAGCCTAGATACAGAGTCCCGCGCAGCGCATTCAATTGCGGTTGCTCCGTGTGTCCTACAAATACTTTCTAGCTGTTTAAACGTCTCATCGTTAATAATTGACTTGCCACCCGTACCAGTAATAAACGCAACTCTGTGATTGGGTCTGTTAAAAAAATCAACAGTCATTGCACCGTGAATCTTGTTCTCATCATCTGTTGCAACTAACAGTAGCCACCCGCCAGTCAGTACATACATCTTAATTTGGTCAAGCGTATAGTCCCCTTTTGACTGCGCTTGTGACTCTGCCATATAACTTTCTACAAAAGGCCAAGTCTGTGCTGCGTGTTGCAAGGGAACGTGCTGTATTTTCATGCTGGTAGGTGTTTATAAGCCTTTGAATCCACTGCAACCTTACCTTTTCCAACAGACTTGCGACGGTTCTTTTGTACACGATCCATCATGGCATACAAGCGTTTTGCACCGGCATCAGTGCTTCCATTGCCAAGCTCAGAAACAACACGAGCAGGAACCACGAACTCACCATCAGCAAGCCGAGCAGGCTGACGAGCGCCAATTTGAGCAGGGATACCATCGCTAACTCCATCGCCGGGGCCTCTTAGCAACTGACCGCCGTCTGAATAAGTGCCAAGTGAAGAGATACCGCCTTGGTTATAACGCCGATTAATAAGACCGCCATTAGCAGCATCACCGCCGCCAGACTCGTATGAGCGATACCCGCCTTCTTTTTCCCCTTCTTTTTCCCCTTCTTCTTTCTTTTTCTTTTTTGCTAACAAGTCGGCATAAACAGAACCTTCAGCTGGAACGAATGGTTGATTTGTTGTGGTAGTTGTAGATGTAGAAGCGTTTGATGGTTGAGCTAAACCAGAATCAAAACCGGGGACTTGGTTTGGACCGGGACGAGGGTTAATGTTGTACTGTGCGTTTGCGCGTTCCATAAGCTGTGCGTTGTATGCAGCCACTTCAGGAGCCACTTGACGCATAGGGCGCTCGTAGCGTTGTGTTTCTAGACCACCGCCTTCAGCTAGAGCAATGATGCCACCGTTTGCTGCTGTGTAATCCTCGACCGGAGTCACCTTACCCGGTGTAAACCCACGGTCCGCCGTGTAGTATTTTTCACCCTGCTGACCAAACAATGGATTACGCTCACCCGGATTAAAATCAAACTCTCGGATATTGCCTTTACTTTTTTCCTCTGGTTCATTGGCCCGAGCCAGCATACCGCCTAGACCGCCACCCGTCAGTGCGCCTTTGTTTTGGGTAAGAAAATTACCGATACCACCTGATCCACCAAAAAGACCTGTACCAGCTCCGCTAGTAGCGTTTGCCATGGACGTTGGAACTGTAAGACCTGTACCAGCAGTTGCACCTGTACTAGCAGCAGTACTGGCTGGTAGACCCATAGTAGAAGGCAATTTTAGCCCTAGATTAGCAACCCCAGTATTTAAAGAACCACCAGCAAACATAGTGCCAGTTTCCGCCATTCCTGTAGGCGAAAGGTAAGCAGGAGCAAGACTTGTGCCAGCAGTAGTTCCGGCGGTGCCAGCAGCAGTGCCGACAGCTTCACCACCAAGAGTGCCAGCGGCACCAGCGCCCGGCATAAGAATGCCACCAAGAGCGCCACCAGCAGCACCCATCAGAGCGCCTTCAAGGACATTTTTCTTCTGCAAAGCGGCAATACCACCACCCATTGCAGCGCCTATAAGCAAACCAGCTACGATAGGGATCATATTTTTTACTCGCTTTGGAAATTAGTTAATATTATCATGGCTTTACTTTTAAAACATTACCTGCCGACGTATCAACATACACATCGCCCACTCGCAAATTTGCAAGATCAGTTTGGGTTGGTAAGCTAAGCTCTCGCACGTTAGTAAACCGGTTAGGCTGGCTAAAATTTAATGCTGCAATAAGGTTTGCCCCATTTCGTTCGGTTGACATAGCTGAAGGCCCAGCGTTGTCCAGTTGGGAAAAATACAAACGCAAGACGTTGGTTAGCTGCTCCATGTACTGCGGACTGTACATAGATGGAGCCATTGGCAAGTTTGGGGCTTTGGTTGTACCTGTACTCATCGTCTTCCGTCCGGTCTAATGTCAGCGCGAACGCTACCCAATTGCCATGCCACACCAAGACTAGTAGACTCAATACGTAGTGCCATTTGACGACCGCGCAGGCGGGTATAAACCTGCCCAGTAAACTCTTGGATGTTGTACGAGCGAGTGAGGGCGTAGTTATCTTGGCTTGTTACCGTAGGATTGTCTGCAGGGCTGTATGGAGCGCCAGCGTTACGTCTAGGCGTAATCTCCATGTTAACGGACGGCCCGTTTACGTTTGAGCCGTTAAAGTTAATGTCAGGCAGTATCCGCCAGATAAACGCAAAGTGATCCCCGTCACCAATATCAAAGTCAGCAGACTGAATGTAAGCGTTAATAGCTACAGGCGATGTTCCAGATACATCATCCGTCCCAACCTCATGAAATAAGATGCGGTTGTCGTAGCCAGCAGCCATAGGGTATTCCCGTAGTGGAGAATCTAACCAAGCTGTTCGGCCCATACTTCCGTAATACCAGAGGTTTTCCAAGTAGTTATAAATAACGTACTTATCTACAGCTGTTGAACCATTCGAGCAGTAGAACCACCAGACTTCGTTATATGCTTCATTTGACCCAGAAAAAACCTGATAAGCCTGATCGACGTTGATGTCGTTAAAAATATACTGACGCAGCGCACACGGCAACGTTTCCACTCGACCGGAGTAACTGTAAAATTTATCCCGACCCATCCAGTACGTTATGTTATTAGCTGTAATAGTGGCGTTAGGAGACATGACAGACAGGTTGTCCATCAAAAGGTTAAAGCCATACACGTACGGTGGTCCTAAATACTGCATGGAATAAAGCGCAGAATCAGTCCACACCAATATTTCCTGACGTGTTGCATTTGCAGTCATAATGAAAGAGCCGTGCGACAGGCGGAATTCACCAGACTGATTGGTAATAGCCGGAACCCACATAAAAGGGTCTTCTTGATCCGACCAACGCACAAGCATTGGGTCAAATGGTGTTGCGGGATCTGTTGGGTCGTAAGGATTAGCGCCAAAGCAAATTACAAAACGCTGCAGGGCAGACGCAACAACCTCGTTGGTAGCATTTGGTACAAAATCTTGATAGGTATAAGCCGTTGCGGGTACTGTAGCGCTGGAAGCAAACGTTCTTAAATACTGCGCTCTTACAGCAAATCCAAGTGCGGCCTCCCAATAGAACAATTCTCCACCACGCGGAGCAAGAACTAAATCTTGACCGTAATTATCCGCAGACCAAAGCCGTAATTGCTCACCAATACCCAATACACCATCAGCACCCCAACCGCGTGAACCAGTTTGATAAGATGCGGTTATAGTGCCGCCACCAGAAGCTGTAGAAGTTGCAAGAAGAGGAGTCCCATAGCCATCGTTACCCAAAGCAAACGAGTATGAATTAGCATTAATATACGTAATTACATATATGCTGTTTAGCAATACTGCGGGGACGCCTCCAACAGTAGAGGCACCAGAAAACAGCGCATATTGTCCATTGGTTAAGCCATGCGCAGTATGTGTAACTACTATTGTGCCGCTTGCGTTAGTCGTCGTAAAAGGATTTGTTAAAGTGTAGTTAAGAGGGGTAGGCCAAGGGTCAGAACCCCAACCAAGACCAACAACATAAACATCTAGCCCAGTGGTTTCTTGGTATTCAGCAATAGCCACTGTGCCGCCACCGGAAGCTGCGGACGTAGAAAAAACTCCAGTAATATTAATAACGTATTGGCTAGTGCTAATAACACCGAAAACTTGTTGTTCAGCGTTTAAATTGGTTGCGGTAAACCCACCAAACGGGCCAGTTACGCCACTGTAGGTAACAAAATCATTTGTAATTGCACCGTTATTAACGTCAGTTACGATAATTGCAGAGCAAGATACCGCTGCGCTTATTAAGTGCGATGCAGCTGTAGTGCTGTTATACCCACGGGTTAACCCTGTAAGGCTGTTTCCAGAGACTTGGTTGTAATAAATCTCTTCCGAATCAATCTTAATGATCCCGCCAGTTGAGGGGAACGACGCCGCGCTTGTTAATGCAAGTGTTGTTTGGGTAGCAGTAATTGCAGCGGAAAGTGTGTTGTACGCGGTAGAAAATGGGTTGCCGGTGCCGGGTGGTTGAGGGCCAAGCATTGGGTTTACTTCTAATCGAATTGGTGTAATGTCGTTGTAAGTGCCACCAGACTCAATGTAATACTTAAGCTCTGTGCCTATTCCTAAGCAATTGTTTCCAGCAAGAAGAATCCAATTCCACAACGCCCGAGCGGTGCCAAGATAGGTGTTGTTGGACAATCTCTGCCAGCCGCCTATTTTCTCTGCATTACCAGAACGGAAACGGATCTTATCGCCGTCAAACCAGCGACCTTCAGCGGAGTAGGAAGTGCCTTCCCTATAAACACCGGGTTGGATCGCCAGTTTTTGGATTGCCATAGCTAAACCTTACGGAAGATTTCCACCGACTGGGAAAGTTGCGCCCACAGGCGCTTGAGTAATAACAGTCGAGCCAATTTTAACGTGGTCGCCGTCAAAAGGCGATTCGTTTAGCGGTCCAAAACAGTCGGCAAGCTGCACCCCGTTGACCTTTTTGGTTTTGACGCACTCAAACGACCACATATTACTCATGCCCGATGTAGCAGTGGTGACAAAAGTGCGAGCCACGGCGGGTTGTACTTCCCATGTTGGGGCTTGTGGAAACGATGACAGCGGGGGAAAACCAAACAGGCTCCAGACTTTGCCCTTAGCGGCGGTGCAGCTACCACCCATCAAATCAAGGTTTGCAATGCTTGCGCCATCTAGCACAGGGCAGACCGCTACGCCCTCTTTAAAGACCTTGTTGCCCACCACAATTGAGTTGCCAGTTGGAGTTGCAGGAGACGCCGCGCACAAAGCATATTCACCCTGACAGATGGCTAGGTTTTGAGCTTGGGCGTTAAATGTCAGCAAGAGGAGTACAAGTAGTTTTTTCATTGGTTTACCCTAGCATGGAGGATGCTTTGATTTTAACAGCCGCAACCCTGTTTAGCCACCCTTTGCCGTGAACAGGAAAATCATCAAGCCCACGGTAGAAGTCTTCTTTGGCATCGCTATGCTTTTCGATCAGCTCAACAGGGTCAGCAGCTAAGACAGCAGCCATTGAGATCGGTCCTAAACCACCGGGAGGT